TGGTAAAGTCTATTGTCAGGCAGTAAATGAAATATTTATTGCATCAAGCTCTTCTACTGTTGTAGCTTTATTTATTAAGTCTTCAAACTTCTGTCGCTGACCTGCTATCACCATAGAGAGTTGCTCAAACTGAGTTGCCTTTATTGATATTTTCTCAAGCAAAACCTCGCGATCAATTCCTCTATTTGAAGCAAGAATATCTACGTTAGGAGTCTGTACTGAGTTATCTAAAAGCCAGCTTCTAGCCTCTGACTTTTGAATCTCGAAAGTAAACTTCTCGAAGTCTGGGTATGTAGAGGTTAATGAGTCGACATAATGCTGAGAATCGCTAGATATTAATTCAAGCAAAGGTTTCCTGTGGTTATTTATATCAATAGGTTTTTTTGGGCTAATTTCTGCATCGAACAGAGCCCTAGTAACCTCTTGGGCGATTTCACTAGGATCATCATGTGCACTAGTAAATGGTATCCATCCAAATTTTGGATGATTTATCTCTACGTCGATAGTTCCATCTTCGTTATGTATTGCGTTTTTTATTTCCATTATGCAATCCTCTGATATAAAGTTGCTCTATCTTTGTAGGTTCCGTACCCGCAGCACAGCCAAGTTCCAACAGAAACAACTCCTCCATTATCATTATTTGCATCGGAAAATCTTAGAGTGCTTCCGGCATAAGATTGATTTGTATATGCAGGTGTTCCTCCAGAAGTGCTTTTCAGGAAAGCATAAGCGCCAACTTCAATATATGTTCTTGTTATTGGGCCGTACTTTGCAGATAAGTTTGTACCTGCTTCGTAAATAGCTCCATCTACTTCAAGTAATCCAGGAACTTTCACGTCCTCAGCAGAAGTCCCAAGCATTATTTGATGATCTGCTGTAGTTGTTGCTAGGTAACCTAACGCTACACTATAAGGATGATTAGACCATGCTGAACTACCAATAGCAGTAGCTGTAGATTTAGTTGCGGCAGCATCATCACCAAGTGCGGTTGTATAAGATCCTGTTGCCTCTGATCTTGATCCAATTGCTATACCTCTAAATGCGTTAACTGTAGCACTATAGCCAATGGCAACCCCTCTTATCCCGCCAACTTCAGCATAAGACCCTATAGCTACCGACTCTTTTCCTAAATTAGCATCATTTGTTGCTTTAATAATTGAAGCCGATTTGCCAATTACCACATTGGAATCATAAATAGTGTTTGCGCTAACTCCAATAGCTACTGTAGACGCGGCACTAGCCACTGCATTAGCACCAAAAGCAACTGAATTAGTGCCGATAGTTGCACCAGCACCTATCGCGTCTGCTGCTATTACTAAGTTGGTGCCATCGTAGCGAACATAGTTAGTAGTGCTGCCTATGTGTGCTCTAGGTGTACCAGAATTGTACTGAAGCTGAATACCATCAGAAGCCCAAGTAGTAGCGGCACCAATTGCTATATTTGCTGTGGTGCCGTTAAGGTGCAATGTTCCGGCACCCATAGTAGTGCTGGCTTCTAGGGCTGCTTTGGTTACGTCAGCACCTATTGCTACGTTCGAACCGGCTTGAACTGTCACCACTCCGGTAAAAGAACCAGTAGCTGCGCTTAATGCGCCACTGAAAGTAGCATCACCAGAAACCCCATCAATGCTAAATCCAGGCGATGTTATCGATCCGTTAGAGCTGAGCGCCAGCCTTCCAAACTTACCCGCACCAGTAGCATCAACCCAGAACGGATAGATGGTGCCATCATTTGAGAATAAGATCAGCGGATCAGACGATTCAGCAGGGACATCAACAGCTCCCATCGTTACAGTATAGCCGCTGTTAGCAGTTGTTACTGTGCCGTCTGCGCCGTTTAGGTTTACACCAGTGCCAACGCCTACCGTGACAGTTATATCGCCTGCCGTGATCTTACCGGCTGTCATAGATCCGATCTTTGCATCACTAACGGCAAGATCTTGTATTGCTGCCGTACCTACTGCTAGGTTTGCTATCTTGGCCGAGTCTATCGCGGCGTCTGCAATTGCTGCTGTTCCAACTGCTAAGTCTTCTATTTTTGCGCTTGTTATGGCGGCGTCTGCTATGGCTGCGGTGCCTACTGCTAAGTTTGCAATCTTAGTCGCAGTAACAGCACTGTCGGCTAACTTTGCCGCTTCAACGGCAAGATCACCAAGTTTTCCGGTTAGTACAGCACCGTTAGCAAGCTTTGCAGCATCAACCGAAAGATCACCGAGTTTGCCGGTCAAAACTGAGCCATTGGCAAGCTTTGCAGCGTCAACAGCAAGATCTGCAAGCTTCTCGTTAGTAACTCCACCGGCAGCCAATAAAGCGCCGGAGATGGATTCCCCTTCCATATTTGCATTAATAAAAGCCGTATCTACCGGGTCTATTCGAGTCGCCCAGTCACCCAAGCCACCAACATCAAGTGCTTCGATTGCAGTTGTAACAAGGCCAAACGCTGCAACCTGCCCGCCTGTGCCGAACCTATCTACAGAGCGCAAGCCGATCGTATAGGTTGCCCCGTAAGACAAGCCAGACAGCGCAATCGTATTGCCTGCTACTCGGTTAACTGTTCCATCTGCGTATGGGTCACCAGTTCCTGCAAGCAGAAACGAATCAACGCCCACGAAATCAGCATCAGTTGGCAGAGTAAAAGATATGTTTATTACACCTAGACCAGTGCTTGAGGTTACGTCAGCGGGCGCAGCAGGCGCCGGGTTTGACACTGCAATCGATGTCGGTATTACGGTAAAGCCGGTGGATGATGTAGGTTGAACATCAATGGCAAATTCCCGAACAGGGCTGCCAGAGTTGTCTTTCTTGTTCTTTTCAAGCGTGTATACATAGTAAGAATCGGTAACAGATTCCTCACGCAATATTTTACCGTCTGACTTGAGCACCCTGACTTTATAACCCGTTAAGTGCAGGTCAGTTCGGCCCGATGTGTTTATTATATTGCCGCCGGAAGTCACCGATGTTTTTGCCCACTTAAACTCAGCATCAGATGATTTGAACTTATTCCAGTTTTCGTCATTATCAACCCGATTAATAAGCTCAAGTCTTCTAATCGGTGGCACCGTAATAGGCTTTGGCGCTTCGTAAACAATAATATCCCGACTGACGTTTAAGACTGTCACAGAGCTAACAACAGAGCCGCCACGCTGATTTCTTAGATTGATGGCAGTGGACTGGATCTCGTAAGTTGAACCATCACTAGCGACTGTTACAGTGGCCTCTGTTCTTATGTCGTATTGGATCGGAATCCATTGCGTCTGCCCTGCCGCTCTATATTCGAACAAGGTGTACAGGTACGACTCGTCGCCGGCCTGTGGAGTGCCTGTGATAGTTATTGTTGATTGGTTGCCCAATGGTGTCAGTGGCGTATTGATTAGCTCTGTGATCGTTACAGAGGGCGTTAGGGCCGTGTCTATTTGATCCTTTGCCACGTTAGGCACAAAGTCCGAAACCTGAGTTAAGCGCAACGACATTGAAACTGTGCCATTCATGTTTCTGTTTGCGTTGCCCACCCCATTTGGCAATACAGGGCCGATAGGTTCGCGACCATCTGAATAAGATGCCCGGCCATCAGCAAAAGGTCTGTAGTCTGGCGTTCTGATCTCGCTAAATGCGCCAGTGAAGGCCCGTATAGCACCACCAGTGCCCGACAAGTTTGGAAGCGGTGCGGTTCTATCTTTTGATAAGAAATAGAACACACCGGGCCAGCCATAGCCGCCAGATCCTGATGCGTAACGATCTCCACTATCGGTGTAAGAGCTGCCTACGTTATTTGCAGAGCCTGAAAGGTCGATACAGCTCGGATCAGTGAAAAACATGTTGGTGGCTATGATCATCAGGCCAGCACCGCCGGCAACGGGTGACCCGCCATTTCGATATATATCGCCACCAAACTGCTGGAAGTCTAATCCGCCGCCATGTCCGCCGCCATTACCATACAGAATGTCACCAATGCCTGTAATATATCCAGCCTTTGTTATCTCGGGTTTTAGCACTGGCGGGCCTGCCGCATTTATTGCCGCTACATTTGTTCTACCCTCTCCGGCAGCTCTCCGCTTAACATACCTGCCTTGGAGGAATACCTGCTTGGAGAACATGCCCTCTTGTGACGAACCCTCACCGCCGTAGATGCCCTGCCCATCAACTACGCCGCGTCCAGATCCATCAATCTTACCGCCGGTTAATATTTCAAAGTTTACGCAGTCAATTCTAACCGATTGGTTAATGGTGACCGTTACGCCGCCATTTACTCTTATATCACCGTCAAAATAATATTTGCCGTTAGCGATGTCTTTATCTACGTTTATTATTAAGACGCCATCTGTCGGTGTTATTCCTAAATAGCCAGCAAGCGGAGTCCATCCAGTTCGGTTGAATGTCAAAGCATCCACACCAGCCGTTAGTTCTAGCGGGTCAGCCTTGCCGCTTGAGCCGAATAGCTTCAGGGTAGTCTCACCGGTCATAAAGTCCCAGCTAATGCCCTGCACTTCAAACGAGGCTCTGAGTGTATCTAGTGAGGCATAGTCCGGCTGATTAGGAAGGTCAAGTGTAACTAGGTCGCCTATCTCAAGCTCAATTGTGTCGCGTAAGAAAGCTTTAACGGTTGGCGTAACTTTTGGGGCGCTGAATCGTGCGCGGATGCCTTCAGCCAACTGGTTGACAGCCAAGCCTGACTCTCTGTTTCGGTTCCGAATGCCTTTAAGGTTTACGGAATAGGCATCAGAAATAAAGTTATTTAGAGCAACTGAGCTGCTATCGACGAAAGTGTCGGTTCTAAAGTAGGTGTCGTCCTGGTGGTGCCACTCCCAATTAATGGAAAAGACGTTTCGGATTGCTTTAGCATCTCTAACAATACCACTAACCGATGTCAGCGAATCATAGTCTAGTGTCAGATCACCGGCAGAATCTGGTGATATATAGCTAAACCGCTTTAGGGTAAGCTCGCCGTTCTGATTAATATAGTTGAACAGGTTTAGTGGTGCCATACACTGCTCGGCTATAAAGCCTTTAGCGTCTTCGCCTGATATGCCCCAGAACTCCAATCGGAAAGACCAAAGATCGTCGCCAATCTCTTCATAGCTCGCAAGGTCAATCAGGTTTGAAGTTACGCCAGCGTGCCAAGCATCCGGCAGTGTTTGCCCAACATCGCCGTATAAATCGCCAGTTTGCAAGGCTATGATCATCTTAGGCACAGACAGATCAAGATAAACCATCTCGGCTATCTCGTAATTGCCGCCATCAATTGTTCCGACTATGTTTACAATCCGTGAACCAGCCACGCCGCGTTTGTCGATCGTAAAATGAGTGCTATCTGCTTTTGATGTCCACCGCATGATCTCAGTTACATCAGATCCGGCTGCGTCTGTTCCGCTAACTGATAGATAACCAACTGTAGAGCTAGGAGCATCACCCCAACCGCTGTCGTGGTATACAGCTTCAAACCCATCGCTAGATATAACCTCAAGCGATCCAGTGGCAACGCCTAGCGAGCTGATTGCCGTAGTGGTTTTCAGCTCTGAGAATATAGACTTTTTAACAAAGCGTTGTGTGTCGCTCAGGGCTATTGTGAACGCCTGCTCGTCATTATCAACTTGTGAAACATACATCGGAATAACGAGGGCATAGTCAGCAAAGGCTAGGTCAGCAAAGCCGGTATAGATTTCGACCTTGTTGTTAATAATGGAATCGTTATAAGTGTCTTTCAATCCGCGCAGGATTTCGGTAAAGCCAAGATCTAAGAATGAAAAGCTAATGTTGCCAATGGTGCTGTAACCGCGCTCAGGCACAATGCTTTGACTTGATCCGCCGCAAGAGATAACGCTATTTGGCAGGAAGTCAGCGCCAGCATCTGTTATCGCAACCGTTCCGTGAGTCAGGTAGATGTTCTTATTTTCGTTTATTATTTTGATTACAAGCGTTGGTTCTCGACTAAGCGAAAGGTTAGCCTGAATAAAATTGTCGGAAAGCTGACGCATTAAAGAACCTCACGAACGGAAAATGAATAGTTGAAGTTACCGACATCGGCGGCACTCTTACGAGACCGTGAGCGCCTAGACGACATTTGAACGGACATTGTATTGCTGCCCTCATCCAAGTTTGTCATCAGAAAAGGTTCTGCGTTCATAGTAGATGCAAAAAACATCTCCATAACGTCGGTCGCAGGCTCGCCGTTTATTCCCGAAGTAGCAGTTACACAGGCATAATTTGAAGTGTCGTAATAGAACGAACTGGACAAGATGCCCGACTTTGATTTGATCTGTGCTGTGCTTGTTTCGTCAGATTGATCAAATGTCGTCAAAGTTAGCTCAATCGTGTAATAGATTTCCGGGTCTGGTGCCGGCGAAATCACATTTTTAGTCGGGTAAAAGAATATAACTGTGTTGGTCATCGTAAGGCCCTGCCCTGCGCGGAATCTTTGTTGATTATAACAGCGTCCGAGTCGAATAGCGCCGTTAGTTCATCGACACCAAAGCCAACCCCACCGCTTATGTTAATCGTTGTTGAGCTGCTTTGCGTGTTGTTTGTGATGTTTGACGGTGCCTCTGTCGGAGTATTTGAGCCTTTAACCGATGAATCACCAAAGCTGGTCGAGGCTATGTTTGCAACTTGGGACGCTCCGGCTGCTGCGATAAGGCCAGCGGCACCGAATCCAAATATACCGCCCTGAGCCACAGCTTTGCTCATTCCGGTGTAGGTGTTCATTATCGTTTCAGCCATAGAGGCTGCCTTCGCCGTGTTGAATAGCTCTTTAGATTGCGAGTTCATAAGCTCGGAGATGGCACCAGAAGTGCGACGCTTTACGTCTAGCTTTTCATTCTCTGCTTTCCTGTTGTCCTCGGCGGTCTTTCTGTCGAATTCTTTAAGCCCTTGGCGCTCTCCGTCTCCGACTTCTCGACGCTGGTTTAGCTGCTCTTGCAATGCGTTACCATTTGCCATGTTATCTGCGTGTCTGAGCTCTTCGACATTGCCATAAAAGTCTGCGATAGCTTGGAGTTCGCCGGCTAATGCGTTCTCACGTTGGTTGCGCTTTTCTGCAAGCCAAGTGCGATCCGAAACCCTTTGCTTCTCATCCATTTCACGTTCGGCTGCCGCGAAATCTATTTTTTCTTGTAGCAGTGCGTTAAGCAGCGCGCTTTCAGCCGCTTGCTGCTCCTCTCTAAAGCCTTGTTGCTCGCTAAATAGAGCGTTTAAAAGTGCGCCTTCTCGTTCTGCGCGATTAGGCTCATTGGTTTTTGATGACCCTACACCCTCGCCCGATAACATCTCCTTTGTTAGATCGTTAAATTCATTCATCTCTTCGCTTGCTGTTTTATATTCCGCCGCCAGCCTAACTACCTCGGCGGACTGCCGCTCAATCTGCTTACTCGTTAAGTCTATGCCTTTCTGGTTATCACTTCGCGTAAAGTAGAAAAACGTGTTGTTAAGAGTTTCTAGCCCTTCTTTTGCAGCGTCTACCTTTTCTTTAAGCGCTTCCATTGCCGCGATTGCCTGCAAGCGGCCTAACTCTCTATCTTGAGCAACAGCCATCCGTTGAACAGAGGCCATTTCCCTAAAGCCATCAGTGGCATTGCCAATCCTTTCTACCAAGTCATCCAAGTCTTTGCCAGTGCCGGTTATGGCTTTGTGCATAACACCACCAAGCGCAGCACCGATAGCTATCGCAGCACCAATCAAGGCACCTTGTGGCCCGAGCACCATAGCCAACTGTGAACCCTGCTGGCCAAGTATCGTAAACGCACTGACGCCCATCTGAGCCTGTACCGCGACATCTTGGAGCTGGTAGCCTAACTGCTGGGCCGAGCCTTTTTGCAGCTTAAAAGCGCCGCCGAGCTTTGACATGCTACCGCCAAGCTTTCCTGCTGTTTTCTCAAGATTGACAGTGCCGGCTGATACTTGCTTTAGTGTCGTGCCAAGTTGCCCGACAGAGCCGGTAAAACGCTTTACGCTTTGCTCAGTTCCTGACGCGGATTTTGCCAAGGCATCAAGGTCGGCATCTGCTTTTCTAATGTCGGTGGTGTCGGCTTTTATGCCTAGAGTATAAATATCAGTTGGCATAATCTACGCGCCTTTTTGTTTTGCGATGTTTCGGAATTTGGTAGCGATTTGTTTGTTTCGTTCTTCAGGTGTTCGCGTATCGTTAAAATACGGGGCATTACAGTCGCGCTTGATGGCTTTGTTTGAAAAGCCTTGGTACGCGTTAGACATTGATCTGAGCGTGGTAACTTCGAACGGGGATAGATTTGTGTTCGTCATTGTTGACCATGCTCCAATGTCTGGAAAGGTAAAGACTAGTCCTAACTCAAAAAACCACTCAAGCAAATAGTTGAAACCATCGCATGGCGGCATGTTTACAAATTGGGTTCCTGCTTGAGAAATCATCCTTGATTCCTTTTGCTTTTCAGGTACTGCGTGGAGCCACGCCAAGTGCTGCGCGTATAGAGTTAAGCTTTCTGCGGCATTAAAAAAAAATTGTTGCGCTTTTCAACTGCCTCTTTGACTTGATTAACGATCCAATCGAAACCAATGTCGGAATAGATTTCAACCGCTTTATCCATGCTGAACTTTATCTCATTACCCTTTTCGTCGGTAATGTTACTCCATCCAACGGTTGCAGCGGCCAAGAGTTGCGCGCCAGCCTTCAGCATCTCAGCGTCAGAACTGTCTTTAGACAAGCCCTTAAATATTGCGGCAAAGGCGTTGCGATAAGTGGCAGAGTCAGAACCGCGCACCGTTACAGATGCGTCTAATTCTGATTTATCTACCGGATGTAAGAGATTGAACGTAAAGCCATTCTCGGCTTTAGCGCTCAAGTTAAAGTCTGATAGCTTCACTTAATTAAACCTCGATGATGGCGTTATCTAGTTCAACAGTAACAGAAGCGCCGACGATCTGGTTAGATCCGCCTACGTTTGTTGTATAGCTAAAGATCTGGCCAGTAAAGTATTGAATGGTGCCATCTTGCAACGTCACTTGATGCGAGTAAACGGTATCTTTATTCGCGCCATCTACGCCAGAAATGATCAGAACCTGACCGGCATCAGTAGGCACTCGGCCCAATTGCATAGTCAGAGCGCCATCATTAACGGTGCCCTTGCGCTTAACGGTTCGACCAGTGGCCAAAGGCGTGTGCGTAACGACTTCAAACGTAGGGCCATATTCGCCGAGCTCGGTTACTTCTGAAACCGATGTGAATGTAAGCGCACCAAATCCGGCGGCATCATAGGTCGCAGGTGAAGCTGCGGAGACAGAATATACTGTGCTTTGGGACGTGATTACATCAGACATTTTTAAATCCTCGTTTAGATTTGTAGATTATAGGCTTTTGACAGCATTTGTTAAAGCGTCTTGGAAGTCAGCAACCGAGACCCGAACCATACCGGCAGGGGCCGCATAAGCCCAAGCCTCGTATTCTATTCGCCGAATGTACGGCAAGTTATTTGTTAGATAGTAAACCTTACCAGCGGCCTTTGCTGACTCTTTGGTGGCCAAAGCAATTGCATCGCGTCCGGTCTTATCGATTTTTGCTTTATTGTAGGTCATTACGGGCTGATCAGTTGAGGCAAACCAGTTGCCCCTAGCTGCGCCGCCTATGTAGCCTACAGGTGGCCTAGTTTTCCAGAATGTAGGGTCACCAACTGGCGTGCGCTTGATTATCTCCGTGCTTAGCTCAATCAGTGCCGTTTTAACAACATGATCTAGGCCCTGCTCGGTCTTCTTTGCCCACTTCTTTAGATCGCTGGCAAAGTTTATGCTAATGGTGCTCATTCTATCGACCTGTATCGAATAGAGACAGGCACAGAGTACCAAGACTCGTCGACATCGAATGAACCACTAGCCCAAGACTTCTCCGTAATGACGCCGGAATAAATAGACCCGCGCGAAAACTCAGTTAGCAGGTTGTCGACCATAGTGCGCGAAACGGCTGTACCGGTGCCCTTCGGTATTCTTACGTCCACCTGATAAATACCCGAGTAACTATTTGCCGAGCCAACAGCAAGGCCCACGTCATTAGTCTCTGCGGGTATGAATGAACCCATCAGATAAGGCTCAGCCGTAGGCGTAAAGCTCACCCCAGGCCATGCCATTGGATAGGTCTTAGCCGTAGCGAATGCCGCGAGCTTGGTCTCTATTGCGCCGATTATATCGCTATAAGCTCCCATTCTATTTCCTTAACTGGCAGGTGAACATAAGCGCGCCGGATTCATCAGGGTCTAGCGTTTCAATAGACACTATCCGCTCCAAATTGTAACGATCATTCACTTCGGGCACTTGGCCTGCGTAGATCATCTTGCGGTCACTAGACAAAACGTTCGTGCCGTCTATATCTCGATTAGAATAACGCAGCAGCACACCGTTACCGATTACAGTGGTCGCAGTATCGGTTGTGCCGCCCGTAGCGGGGTTGTAGGCGCCCTGCACAGTTCTAGTCAGTGTGATTGCCTTACCATTGGCTTTAATGAGCTTAGCGGCCGTCTCACGCAGCTTGCTATAGTTCGCCATCAGGCACGAACCACGTTGAAGTTGCTAACGCCGCCACCACCAACCAATAACTTTTTGAGTATGGCATTTATCTTCGGATCGAGGTTGCTGGTTAAGCCGCCGTCTTGGTATTCGATTTCGATCACGTCTACCTTTTCCTTTTTGATGCCAGGCGTCATTACAGTTAGAGGGCCATTGCCGGCATCCATTGCCAAGGCTGCGGTCATCTGTGCCGATCTAAGCTGAAAGGGCAGGGTGGTTGGCTCAATGTAGTAACCATCGACGTAGACGTTAGAGCGTGGCCATTGAAGGCCCTGAGCTGCTGTTTTCTTTACGCCGATAAACATCTGTGATTCGATGTAATCCATTGCGTTAATCAATAGCGCCTCGGTTGCACCCGTGATCGTAATGCCTCGGGCTGCCGCGTATTCAGTTAGTGTGAGCTCTGAAACATAGCTATTTGCACCGGCAACAATCGAACCATCTTCGACAATGATAGCCATTACGGAATCCTCTTAATAACGCGGCAATACCAACCAATGACGATGACAGAACCTGCCGCACTAGACTTTATCTTAAACCGAGCCGGATTGTTTCGTGTGTTATCGTCGCCAATGTATATGCTATTAAACCGAATTAGTGACTTAGTGCCCGGAGTCTTAAACGACTGCTGGGAAATAAAAGGCAGAGTGTATTGCCCGCCACCGCCATCATTAACGAACAGAGAAACGTCAAAGTCTTGGTTATTTGTTCCGCTGATAACGTCAATACTCATTCGTATATCGACACTATCACCCAAGTCTAGTCCGCTAAAATCAAACGAATCAATCGAGGAATCCCAAACGTCCGCAACGCTAGAAAGAGCGTGAGTGGTGTTTGTGTTCGGTCCTAAGCCGTCATTTGTTAGAGTATACCAAGTGTCGGGAGTTGTTAGGCTAATCGGCGTGGTCGCTGTAGCCAAATCCTGATAATCATAAATCCCTGACGCTTGCTTAGTATAAAGCTCGGTAAAGTTGGCATTAAATAGGTTTGTTATTGCCGACCACAAGCCGGACTGAGGTATTGTTTGTCTAGCCATAGTTCGACATTTCCGTGGTTGGCTGCAATAAGGTTGAAGGAGTCAGGCCAAACAATGGTTCACGCGGGCCTATCTCTTCAAATGTAATGGTGATTCTGATTGTCTTTGTTGCGCCTGTATTATTTGGCACAAAAAAGCTCGGTTTGTCACCATAGCCAGCTACTGCGGCAGGCATTATAGATCCAGAACCGGAAAAAAACACGCTACCAGCGGCCGTCGAGTTGTAAAACAGCTGACCTTGAGTCGGCGATATATCATTAGCAATCAGGTTTACAGATATGGCTGTAAAGATACCATCTGCCGATCCTGTCGCATGGTCATTGTACGCCAGTATCTGATAGTCACCATCAACCGAAACAGCCCGCACAATAAGGTCAGCGGCTGGATATAGGTTAAAAGACAAGCTCTCGCCGTCTAACACAGCATAAGATCCGCTTACCGTGAACAGGGTATCATTTAGCGCAGCTTCAACCATTGCACTGTCTGCGCTCGTTTTGATGCGCCGCTGCCCAATGTACGGATAAGATGAGAAGTCGGCAGGAATCCCGCCATTTCCGCCCATCGGTGCCGTGTTAATCATCGGCTAAAGCCTGAACCTTTTTAACTTTGGCTTTCGGCTTAGATGCCTTCGGTACTGCCTTGGTCTTCTGTCGTTGCTCGGCGAAATACTTCAATAGCTCTGCGCTACTGACAGCTTGACCGGCTTTGAATTCTTGGTTTTCTACTGCTGGTTTTGCTTCTGCTTGAACTTCAATTACTGCTTGGTCTTCGATTACTTTCTTTGATCGTGCCATCTTATCACCCTCAAAAATAGCGGCCCGTTGATATTATCGCGGGGCCTTCAGCTTAGTTAGTGATTAAGTAAGCCATTGGTACGAGCTTACGGTCTAGCACTCGATCCCACTGTGCGGCTAATGCCAACTCAGCTTGAGTGAAAGACACGGCAGCAGGTGTGCCAGTCTGTTGGAAGCCAAGCGGATGAAGCAACCAGGTGTTGCGTTCCCACAAAGTCTCGATGCCGCCGCCGTTGCCTTGGGCTGCTTCGCGTTCGATCTCAACAGGCACCTCAGAAGAACCGACGCCGTAACCGAAAGCACCTTCACCAAAGATCAGTGTAGTGTACTTAAAGCCGCTGGTGGTGCCAGCTGTAACAGTCAGGCCGTCATCAACTACAACACGCAAGCCCATGTAAGTCGGGATGGTCAGGTTGCCGATACTGTCGCGGATGTACAGGATATCGTCATTCTTAACCATCTGCTTCATTACTGCTGAGTGGACACAAACGGCAGACAAAGAGCTAGAGGCATCGCCCATCGTGAATACAGCTTCAGTGAAGGCATCACGGTTGAACAAAGTATCAGAAGTCTGTGAACCGATAACTTCAGCAGCAACGTCAACGACCATATCACCAGCATCGTTTGCAATGTTGTCAGCAAGAACACCGTTTGAAGCAGCAATCAATCGACGCTGAAACTGTCGCTGGAAGTACATAGAGGTCTTGGCGCGGATGGCTTCCATTGCGGAGCCGCCGGTCGCAACTTCAGACGCCAAATCGGCAGCCTGCCAGCCTTTGTTGATAAACGCTTTGCGTGCAACTTGCTCACCTTGCGTGATTTTAGAAGGGGTTGCGGTATTGGCAGGGTTATCGTCAGAGTAGTTAACTTCATCAGATCCGTCGAGGTCATTCCAGTATGGAAGCTCTGAGGTTTTGCCGGGCGCTGCTGCCAATGTGTCTAGCATAGCGTTGCGGGTAACTACACCTGATTCAAACAGTGCGGTCTTTTCTGGGCCGTTGATCTGCGCCAGGTCTTGGTACACGACGACATCGATGATGTCGGAAAGTCGAGTTGTTGACATTTTGTAGCCTCTCTTTTTAGTTAACGTTCACTTTTCAGTCGATCATATTCCGCTGGTTCGCTCTTGCGAATAGCAGATAATTCGGCGGCATTGTATTCATTAAATTTCTTGCTTGTGGCCCCGCCACGACTTGCACCAGTGGCCCCGCCACCAGCTGCTTGTGATCCGTCAACCAAAAACGGATACCTTGTTCTGAGATACTCTGTAAGCTTCGCAGTATCCCACGCCTCACCATCCGGGCCGTTGATCTTCATGCCGTCTGGTGTGTAGTAGATGAACTGCAACGCTTCTTTCTGCAATATGCCCGAACGTGCCTCATCCTTGGTTAAAGATGCCGAAACCTTTAAGGCCTCGAACGTTCGTTTTTCGTTGGCGATATTGGTCTTTAAATCGTCTAACTCTTTTGCCAGCTTGCCACGGCCTTCTTGTTCGGATTTATACAGGCTTTCAAATTCCTGTCGTTCTTCCATCCGTTTGCGATCCGCTTCTTGCCCTTGCCGCTCGTATTCGGTCAGCTTAGTTTTAGCCGCTGACTTTTCCTCGCGTTCTTTCCGTAGTGCTTCTTTTAGTTCATCAGCCGGATCAATACCGGAAACTGACAGCCGGAATTTTCCGTTGTGCTCTGCGTATAAACCGTGCAGGCCTTCGTCAATTCCTTCAAGCGTTTCTACTTCAAACTGTAAAGCCATGTTATGAACCCCGTTCATAGTTTAAGCGGCCCCGCCGCCTGTGGATAAATCACCAAAAAACTGATGATATGTTTGCAGTATATCACAACTGTGGATAACTCAAAACATAGCTGTTGATAAGCTGTGCACAGTTATAACGTTAATCCTTCGCGCTCTCTGAGCTGGTCAAGCGTTAGTGTTCGGCCCATGTCATCGACAAATCCTTTTAGCGTGAACTTGCCAGATCTGAATAGATCAGCACGCGCCTTGCCAAGAACATCATCCTGGAACTGCTTAGATTGCTTATTCAGAAAGCCCGAGTAAGTCAGTGAGGCATTTACCGGTCCATCCATTGATGACCGTTTACTGCGTCCGCCCAAGATTGAATACTTCGGGTCAACCTTAGGTACTCGAATAGATCGGCAACCGTAATGAGCCGGCGGGTAAGGCCCTTTGCCTGTTCGATAGACGTTGCCGTCGTGAGCCATACAGAAAAGCGTGGTATGACCGTCTAACGTGCTCACCCACTCCTCTGACTCAATAACATCCCGGTTAGCTGCTGCAAACTCTTTACGCGCAACGCTTCCCGCATGATTAGTGGCAGTCCTGACTAGCACCGCAGCCTGGCGTGGTGCTTTCTTGCCGAGTATCGACTGAAGTTGCCGCGATAGCTCTTGGCTCGTCTTGCCCTCAATAAACCCGGCCCTAATTGCTAGATCTACCTCTTTCTGTTTGGAGTCTGTAAACGCCGCCACCAGCTCTTTTATGCCCATCCGCTTGATTGTCTTGCCAGAGACCAAAGTGGCTTTACTGGTCGTCATAGCGGCCCTGATCTGCTCAATGCTCGGCAGTACCGTATCAGCAGAAACCAGCGGCGCAAATATACGCTGCGTAAACTCCGACTCATACTCTGCAAACTCGATGAGGTCATCAAAGAGGTCGGCTGTCATCTGATCGCCGGCCCCTGCTATGATTGCATTAATGTCATCCAATAACTCAGTGAGTCGCATCTGTGCAAGCTGCGTAGGCTCAAGCATTAGCCTTGCTCGTACATCCTGTGCCACTGCTTTCAATATAGGCTCAAGCTTTTTGAATTCGCCCGAGCCATATCGCTGAATCATTATTTGGTGACGTGTTAGCGCCTCTGTGGCATCCATTACAGACCTGCGTCAGTAGATAGCTCATCGGCAATCTGTTCGTCAGTTCGGTCTGCTGCGATCAATCCCGTTTTGCGTAGGTATGTCACAACGTCTGAGGGCGCCATATGCCCACGGTCTTCTAGGCCCATCATTGCCATGATTAACTGAGGCTCAGGCGACTTGTCGAAGAAATCCATCGACATTGTTAGCATCACATCATCAGGGTTGGCACCTTGGAACATACAAGCCCACTCAATGCTCGTTTCTATTGCGTCCCCGACATTAGTCGCTACTGAGCTAAGCACGCTATGCTCTGCCGCCGCATTAGTACGAACGCCCTCTGCTGTTTGATTCTGGCCGCCTTCTTCGACCAATCGAGCGCCGATCTGAACCATCTGTCGCTCTTTGTGCACCATCGCTTCATAGGCAGCACTGTTAGCCTGCGATTGGATTAGTGTTGCAGATCCACCGCCTTGGGTAGTTATTCCACGCCGTGCGCCAACCTGGATGCCGTTGGGGTTAAGCTCGTTCCATGTGCTGCCATTCATTGAACCGATGTCGATGTGTAGCATTGCCTGACTAAACATAAACAAAGACTCTTCATAGTCTGCGCTATTCATGTAGTGGCTGATATTTACGACTGACAGGTCATAGATTGGTGCGTTATCAACATCGGGCGCATTATTCATTGAGCCGATGAAGATAAATGGTATTACATCCCAAGTCGCGCCGCTTGCGTCCCTAGGCGTAATGGCCTCGCCGATCATGTTGCCGCCATCATCGTAAATAGATTGAGTGTAAACACCCTCGATCAATTGTAGCACTCGATAACGGTCGCGCTCATCATAGCTGAACGGGTCTAACTGTTCTTTGTGCTTCTCTTTCAGTACCACCAAAACCAACTTACCGCTCTCTTCGCGCCAGTTAATAATAGTCTCGGCTTTGTATTCTTTGATTGATGGGCGCAAACCAAGGCGCTGTACGTCTTCAGCAGTTAGGTTGCCCTCTGCACTAGGGTAGTCGGTCAGGATGCCATGACGGCCCACTGCCATTACATTGTGCAAACAGGATCTCATCAGCTGGTTTAATGAGTTGCCGGAGTTGTCTGCATCTTCGAGGAGGTATTCCATTCCGCTGGGCAGTTCAACCTCGGGGCCTTTGCGCATACCAGCACCAACCAAACTCGACAGTGTTCGCTGTGTAACGCCGTAGAACATAGCCCGCAGCTTATAAGCATCATAGCGAGCCTGATCAGGCTGAGCGAATGGCGGCAGGTATGAGGTGCCCTTTTCTTTAATGCGTTTCTCGCCGGCAACACAGTCGCGCACCTTTGACCAGATCGGCAAATTGTAGCTGTATTCGGCGCTCGCTTCATTAACTGGCATAGTATTTTCCTAGTGTGTAAACGTTACATTAATATTTGAAACGGGTCTCAATATTGGCATCTCATAAGCTATCGGATAGGTCGAGGCATCATTCTGGTGGTCTTTCCCGCCCCGCTTATCTGGTTCGCCATTCTCTGAATATACTTGCTGCTCGAAACAAGCGGCAACGTCTGGGCAAGCTAAGTCATTCACGAACAGTAGGCCTTTCTCAAATGCGTTATTGGTCGCGTTGATTCGATCCTTAACCGCTGGGTTAGTTGAGTTATATCGGCAATCAAAATTAAACTCACCCTCTAAAACCGCAATATCCGATTCACTTGCCCCACCCAACCTAGTTCTGTTCTTGCCCGAGCTGTCCGGGTAGATAATTATTTTGTTCTTCGGGTACATCTCTTTGATTGTCTGCGCGACGGTTGGCGTATTATAACCGTCTTTGATCTGGTCTACAGCGTGAAACTCTTTACCACGCAAAACGTAGACAGTCGCCGCCATCTTATCAATATTAAAATCCATTCCGATAAACACAGGCTCATCATTCTGGACGACCTCACGGCTTCTATGCTTTGCCCGATCATATGATCGGTAAACAGTGCCAGAGGTTAGGTTAACGAAATCCCCGTTAATGTACGCACTAATAAGCTGCGATGGATAAGTTTCGACGAGCGATTCGATATAATCGGGCGGCAGATAGTCCATGTTTTCGTAAGTTGAGGCTTGCACCATTGAGTAGCTCTTCGTTGGCTCACTCGCAAACTGACTATAAACAAACTTAAATCCTTCTGGTGTTGTCGTAACGCCGATCGAGTTTTCAACGCCAGGTATCACCAGTCGCATCCGTGAAATGATCTTGTTCCAAGCGTTTTGCGCTTTCTTCTGTTCGAATACGTCTATCTCGTCAACCAGTGCCCGCGAAATCTTGAAGCCGATAATCGAGTTGGGGTTATCCATTGACCGACATATGACAGTGCCATAATAAACAGAGCCACGATAAACATGAACCTCTTTATCTGACACCATTGTGCGGCAACTGAACCCCATCAACTCTGCGGCCTCCTCAAACGTCGGGTAAAAGATGTCCCGGATAGACGGATAGCTCGGCCCAAAATAACCCTGAACAGTGCCAGGATGCCGACCAAAAAAAACCAGTATATCAATACAGCCTATAAAGGTCTTTCCAGAACCGAACCCTCCAACATAGGCCCGATACTTAGTGTTAAGTCCGTTTAAGAATATGTTTTGCGGACTACTCAGTCTTAGCATTAGTAACCTTAACGTCTCCAACAGCTGGTTTGACATCAAACGTAACGTTCAAAGACTGGGCCTTTGTTTCATCTTCATCGACCTCGGGCTTATCATGCCATTTGAATCTGTTTGCAAAGTACAGTTTAACCAAAGGCGCGTTTACTTCCTTCGAGTACATCATTTCCTCAAGACGATCTTCCCAGAACGCTTGGCTGTGCTCTCTTGCAACCTCCAATATGTCTGAAAATGAGGGGTTGACCTCGGCCCACTTGTAGATCGTAGACCTCGCAACGCCCAGTTCACGGCCTAGCTGTATGATAGATTTGCCACCAGCCAAGAAGTCATAGGCTATTTTGTCGTGCTCTGTCTTATACGCAGTTGGTCGCCCAAGAGCGGTAGATTTTACTCGCTTGTCACTCATTAGAACCCCGTCCTAATAGTTGGAGCCAGTCCCACTGGCCCCGATTAAATTACTTTCTTTTTGCGTGATTCCTCAAGATCTGCCGAGAATAGTCGTCGACCTCGAATCTTTTTCTTTTCCCGATCGTATGGAACTAACCCGCCGTTCGCGTTAATAGTAAGCGGCTGCCATTTGCTTGCTGCCACCTCATACCAATAGAACGACTTCGGCCTGATTGGAAACACCCACAGGCCTGCCTCGGTTATTGACGAATCATTAATATCATCGTACTTGAACGAATCCCCAACCTGCACAGACCTGCTCAGCTTTGCCAATATCAAGTTATACAGTGAATTATCTGCAACCGTATCAACTGACGTGAGTGTAACTGTTATCTCGCTCATCTCTACACCAAAAAATATAGGCAATTTGTTGAATTATACGCTAATTTGAGGTAAATGCTAAACAGTATAGACAGAGCGCCGAATCTGGGCAGTGGTGCCAGGCTCGTGCCCACCAAGGCAATCCTTAACCTCCTCCCGCGTTACTGTCCTGCGTCCAATCTCGCCATAAGTCTTAGACCGATCCACTACTGTAAGGAATGACCGACTCCGCCAACCATGTTCGTGCGCGTAAGCATCTGCACCAGCAATCTGGTTCCACGACTCAACCAGACAGGTGCCCAGCTCTTTAGTGACTGATCGGTGGTGGATATGCCCGATGTCAATATAGTGATATATCGTCTCACCAAAGTCTTGCGCGTAATCCGTCGCCATCACGTCTGCCAGCTTTACCGGTTTGCATTTGTCCGAATGGTGAACCATCACAAGAGTATTTCCCATTCTGTATGGGATGAACACGTTAGCATTCTCTAATATAGTTACCCGTGGATTGTCTTCGTATAGCATCGTTAGCCATACCTGGGCTGTTAGGTCCAAAGCTCGGCTGTGGTTACCTTGGTTGATAATCACGTCAACGTACTTAAACCGCTGCGCGCACCGCTCGATGATATATCTGTAAACCCTGGCGTAAACCTTCACCATCATGGCTAATTTGCCATCAGTGTCTAAAGCATGGCCAGAATGCGCAGTCGTGCCGCTAATGTTCTCGTAATGACTAAAGTCACCCAGATCATTTATCACGCACCGCTCACAGGCTGGCGTGCGCTCGACAAGGCGGTCAATCGCTAAGCATAACTCTTGCTCTGCGATCTTCAGGTTAAACTCCTGCCCCACTTCAACAGCGTGCGCGATCATGCCAATATGGGCATCACCGATCTGAAACCACGGTATAACGTCGGTGTCGTAATTCTCGACAGTATATGATTGTACCGGCAACTCAGGGATAGGCTCGACAAACGCGGCAATAGCGGTCTGTATTAGATCTATCTGCTTGTCCAGCTCAGTCTTTGCCCAATACTGAAATACTTTGCCGTCTTTGACTTGGATAGTCGCCTTGGTTGCAGTCATGCCCTGCGGCATTGGTACAGTTAGACCGATCTCAGGATGATAGAACCTGGCACTGGCCTTCTTCTTAATGCTTTGCAGATGATCGTTTACTGTTGTCTTACCTAGCCCAAGCTCTTTAGCCATTGCTCGACTACTCAAGCCTTTGCGCTTTAGTTTTAGAACCTCACCCTGTCGGCTGGTCAGTTCCATCTCGTCGAATAATTCGTTGTCCCAATCCCACATTTTAATACCCTGAGTATGAATTAAGGCCATACCAGTCGATTCACATCGAG